GGGTAACTGCTAACCGCTTTGGGGCGCGTGCTGGTGCGCGCTGGTGCGCGCCGATTTGGTTGCGGGGCGGGCTTGAAAATAGAATGATTCAAGCTGCGGAGGGGCGTATGAACGGAACGGAAATCGTGGCGGCTGTACTGGGGACTGCAGCGGTGGTCGCTGGAACCGTTTGGGGTCAAGCCTGGCTCGCGCAGCGGCGTCATGAAAAAGAGCTTGATCACAAGCGGCAGATGTCTCAAGAGCACACACGCCGTCTGGAGCTTTTCTCGCAGGCTCTGGCGCGGCAGCCTTCGCTTGTATCCCACGCGAGCGCGCCTCGCGAACGCGAGTAAAGGCCGCGGCCCAGGTGGGCTGCTTTCTAAAACAGGCCCTGGAAGCCGCGCAGAGGGCTTGCCTAGGGGTAGGTACCACCCACGCAAATTAGGGGGCTTGCGAACAGTCGCGACAGTCCGCAGAGGCATTGCCAATGGGCGGGGAGCGAAGGCAATCACAATGGCGTGAAGAATTCGCCTGTTCGGCGCACCGTAACCCGTTGAGGTTGCATCATCAGGGCGGCTTGCGGTCGCCCTTTTTCGTGCCCGAGCAAAACTAAAGCCCTTTACTCGCGCTCATTGGGTGTGCCGCCGATCATGGCGGCATGAAACCACGCGTTGCCCACTCTGCTGCGCCCATCGCCGCCCTGGCCTACGAGATCGAGCTCGAGGCCGGTGATGGCGGCGTGGTCAATGTGCCCTCCCGCATCCTCGTGCTGCCGGACGGCGAGTTCACCGGCGTGGACGGTCGCCCCAAGGGCGTCACGTTCGAAGATGAGAACGGCGAGCGGCAGCCTGTCCAGTGCACTGCCTGGCGGCTCGATAAAGAAATTGCTGCGCAGGTCATTGCCGTCTTCCAGGAGCATGGTCTCGATCTCGTGATCGACTACGACCACCAGACGCTGCGCTCCGAAGAGAACGGCAAGCCAGCCCCTGCTGCGGGCTGGATCACTGCGCTGGAGTACGAGGCCGGGCGCGGTCTGTGGGCGACGGTGGACTGGACTGAGGATGGCCGGGAAGCGGTGGCCGGGCGCACGTACCGCTACCTGTCGCCCGTGTTTCCCTTCGACCCGGACACCGGCGCGGTGCTGTGGCTGCACAGCGTGGCGCTCACCAACACCCCGAACCTGAACCAGCTCGGCGAGATCGCGGCGATGGCCTCTCGCCTGCTGTCGCACAGCTCATCACACAAATCTTCGCGCAGCCCATCAATCAACTCTTCGCAACGTCATCAATCTGGAGACCCCTCAATGGACCTCAAAACCCTGCTCGTCGCACTCAACCTGCCGCTGGAGACCACCGAGTCCACCGCGCTGACCGCCCTGTCGGCGCAAACCGGCAAGATCAATGCGCTGCAAGCCGAATGCTCGGATCTGCGCGCCAAGGTCTTTGACCCGGCCAAGCACATCCCGCTCGAAGAGCACCAGAAGGTGGTCACCGAGCTGACCGCGCTCAAGTCCACGCAAGACAAGGCCGCGCACGAGCAGCTGTTGCAGGCGGCGCTCTCTGATGGCCGCATCCTGCAACCCAATTCCGCGTACTGGAGCCAGCAGCCGCTGGCCGCCTTGCAATCCTTCCTGAAGGATGCCAAGCCGCTGGCCGCGCTCACCGCCATGCAGACCGGCGGCACCGCGCCGGCGGGTGGCGGCAACACGCTGGCGCTGACCACTGAAGAGATGGCGGTCTGCAAGAGCATGGGCATTGCGCCCGAGGATTTCGTCAAGCAGCGCGGCACTGTCTGACGCCCGTCTGACGCAGACGACCCGATCAACGCTCTTTCTCTCTATATATATAGGTGGCTCATGGCAAATTTGGCATCGGCGCGTAACACGCGCGAGCGCCTGGCGCTCGATTTCTCTTTCCTGGTTGCGGCAGCGACCGCGATCTACGCGGGGTCGATCGTGACGCTGACCGCTGCGGGTTATGCCCGGGGCGGTAAGCAGGGCGGTACGCGGGCAGTGGGTGTGGCGCAGAACAACGTCGATAACTCGACCGGTGTGGACGGCGCGAAGACCGTCAGCGTAAAGCGCGGCTGCTTCCAGTTTCTGAACTTCGCAACCGACCTGGTCACGGCAGCGGACATTGGCAACGACTGCTACGTGGTCGATGACGAGACGGTGGCGCGCACCAACGGGGGTGCCACGCGCGTGATCGCCGGCAAGATCGTCGCGATCGAGCTGATGGGCGCGACCAGCACGGTCTGGGTGCAGTTCTGATCTGACCGGCTTTTTCTCCAACAACGCAAGGAATCAATATGCTCATTACTGTTGCCCAGGCCACAGCGGCTTACACGGGCCTCAAGTCCCTCTTCATGAAGGGCTTCATGCCGACCGATCCCACGGTTGCCGACATGTGGAGGCTGATCGCGATGACCGCGCCCTCAGATACCGAGGAAGAGGAATACGGCTGGCTCCGAAACCTGTCGTTCATCCGCGAGTGGGTGGGTGACCGTGTGCTGCAAAACCTGGTCGAAGCCAACTACAAGATCAAGAACAAGCATTTCGAGGGCACGATCCAGGTGCCGGTCGACAAGATCAATGATCGCCGGCTGGGCGGCTACGCCGTGGCCGCCGAGATGCTCGGCCAGAACGCGCGCAATTTTCCGAACCGCCTGGTGTTTCCGCTGCTGGCTGCGGGCTGGACCACGATCGGTCTGGACGGGCAGTACTTCTTTGACGCCAACCACCCGGTGCAAAACCCGGATGGCACGGTCAATCTGGTCTCCAACAATGGCGGCGGCGCGGGCACGGCGTGGTATCTGCTCGATACCACCAAGGTGGTCAAACCGATCATCTACCAGGAGCGCGAGACGTTTAAGCCGTCGTCGCTCGTGTCGCCCGACTCGGACCACGTGTTCAAGCGCAACGAGCTGCTCTTCGGTGTGGACGGTCGCTGCAACGTGGGCTATGGCCTGTGGCAGTGTGCCTACGGCAGCAAGCAGCCGCTGACCGCCGACAACGTGTGGGCGGCGCGAGCTGCGATGGCGGGCGTCAAGGGCGACAACGGCGAGCCGCTGGGTATCACGCCGAACATGCTGCTGGTCGGCCCGTCGCTGGAGCAGGCCGCACGTACCGCGCTGCAAGCGGTGATCCTCAACAACACCACCAACGTGCTGGCTGGCACGATGACGCCGGTGGTCTGCCCCTGGCTGGCGTAACGCTGCCCCTCAACTGAATCACGGAGAACACGATGGCAAATAACGACGCCCCCACGAACGACAAAGCCGCCAAGGCTGCTGCTGCTGGCAAGGCAACCGACAACACCAAGGCCGAGGCCGCCGACAAGGCTGCGGATACCGCTGGAGCCGGCCAGGCCGGAGCTGCTGCCAATGTGCCCAGCACTGAGGCATCGAAGGGTGCACCAGGCGAGGCGGCGCAGCCGTCGGCGCAAGGCGTGACGCAAGGCGCAGCGCAAGAAAACACCAAGCGCCGCCTGGTTGCGATCGAGGTGATCTCGCGGGTTGACGGGTTCTGGCGCGGCGGTCGCCAATGGACGATCGCGCCGCAAACTGTGCCGCTGTCAGAGCTGTCGGATGCGCAGCTTCTGCAAATCACAGAAGAGCCGCTGCTGATCGTGCGGGATGTGTACGAGGGCGAGCGCTGACGCGCGGCCAGCAGCTCATATCACCAGCCTGTTTCGGCGGGCGTCTTTAGGAGAATACAGATGGAACAGACTCACCCAAACTCTGATCAAGAGAGCGCTGTCGAGGTCTTGCATGCGAGCGGCTGCGCTCTGCACAACGGGCCGGCTCTGGAGCCGGGGCCGTGTGATTGCGGTGCGCAAGCGCCAGTAGATGTGCCTTCCAGCACCGAGTAAGGTCGCCTACTCCGCAAGCCCCCTGGGTACAACGACGGGAGCTTGCGGTGTTACCGCTAGAACTTAGAGTTCGGCGTAAATGCGCGACATGGCAGGATCGCCTCGCTTGTATCCTGGCCTTGGCCCAGCAAATACTGCTTCATCTACAGAGAAATTCTGCATTTTCTCAATCAGAAAAAGATGCCAGCCAAGCTTCCCCGAATTGCTTTGTCCAGCAATCTGAAAAGCTCGGAGGACATCGCCGGACTGGGCCTCTCCATAAGCATGGGGCTCCACAACGCGCTTGCAGCCATCGTAGACAAACGAGAGAGCTCGGCGATTTTTGATGGCGTAAATGATTTGATCGTGACTTGACATAACATTGCCTCGGTAAAAGTTGATATCGATTGGCCCGTAAAGCCGATGTCGATTCTGCCATCAGGCAAAAGTCGCCCCTGACACCCAGGGCGCGGCACTGCGGCCCGCCAAGGTCTCCCGACCCGGCGGGCCTTTTTTTATCTGACGGAAACTAAAGCCCTTTACTCGCGCGCGCGCAGGCCGTCAACGATCATGACGGCATGAACTACGCAACTGTCCAGGGCCTTGTTGACCGCTACGGCGAGCCCGACGTGCGCAAGGTCACCGACCCGACTGCGCAGGCCGTCGATGCGGTGGCCGCGCAGCGTGCGCTGGATGACGCGGACGCCGAGATCGATTCGTGGCTGTGCCGGCGCTACGTGCTGCCGCTCGTCGACGCCTCGGGCATCGCCATGGATGTGCCGCGCGCGCTGATCCGCTGCGCGTGCGATATCGCGATCTATCGGCTCCAGACGCTGCGGCCCGCTGACGACATCAAGGATGCCCGCCAGCGCTACGAGGACGTGCTCAAGCTGCTCAAGACGATGAGCACGGGCGACGTGGCCATCCCTGGCGCGACGCTGCGCTCGGATGTTGCCGACGTGCCGGCAAGCGCCTCGGTGGGCGCGCCTGAGTTCGGCTCGCCGCCCAGCCTGTGGGGCAGAGGCAATCGATGAGCGTGATTGCAAACATTGAGGCACTGGTGGTCGCCCGCCTGGTGGCCGCACTGACGCTCACCGGACAGGTGCATCCGTGTGTCGATGTCCAGCCCTGGCCGGATGATCCAGTCCGCTACAAGATGACCCACCCGCGCGGCGCGGTGCTCGTCATGTACCACGGTGCCAAATTCGATGAGACCGCTACGGCTCGCCAGTTGATCGATTTCGACGCACGCCTGGAGATCGGCCTGCTCTCCAAGACTTTGCGCGCGCCTGTCGTCGCAGTGGGCGCGAGCGAGCCGGACACCGGCGTCTACACGCTGCTGGATGCCTGCCGCGCTGCATTCGTGGGCTGGCGACCGGATGGTGCGGCCAATACCGCGCGCCTGGTCGCCGAGTCCTACGAGGGCTATCGGGAGGGTGTGTGGTCCTACAGCCTGTCGATCGCTATCCCGATGCTCACGGTGGTCGATCGCGATCCGCCGCCGGGACCGTACGACGTGCCGAACGAGCCGCCCTTGCAAGACGTAACCGACCACTATCTGGAGCCATGATGAAAGACAAGACCTACCGCTACAGCGGCCCGAACAGCGCGGTGACGCTGGTCGTGACCGACCCCAAGGGCATCCCCGTCGAGCGCGACGTGATGCTGTGGAGTGGGCGTGATGTCGTGCTGCCCGAGGGGCACGCATACACGCAAGCGCTGCTCAAGCAGGGGCTGATCGCAGAGAAGGCGGCACCGGTCAGCCCGCCTGCGCCCGCCGCGTCGCCGGCGGCTGCGACGGTCAAGAAGCCTGCTGCGCCCGCACCAGTCGCACCATCTCCCGCGCCAGCGGCCACCAACTAATCCGGAGTCCATCACATGGCAGCAGATTTCCTGCACGGCGTCGAGACGATCGAGATCGAAAAAGGTCCCCGTCCCGTCCGCCTGGTTAAAACCGCCGTCATCGGCCTGATCGGCACGGCGGTGGCCGGCCCCGTCAACACGCCGGTGCTCATCTCGAGCGACCGGGATTTCGCGCAGTTCGGCCCGGACGGGACCGGCTCCACGATCCTGAATGCGCTCAACGGCTACTACGCCCAAAAACCCACCGCCGTGATTGTGGTCAACGTGCTTGACCCTGCGGTGCACCGCACGGCAGTGGCCAATATGGCGGTTGACATTGGGCTGGATGGGACCATCAAGCTGCCATCCTGGGGGGTCTCCAATGTTGCGGTTAAAACCCCCGACGGCGCGACGATGTATGAGGAGGACGTGGACTACACGCTCGATGCGGTCAACGGCGTGGTCAAGCGGGTAGCGGGTGGTGCCATCCCGGCCACCACGGCGGCCCTGAAGCAGTCGGTGCAAGTCGATTACATGTACGCCGACCCGACGCTGGTCACGGCGGCGGACATCATCGGCAGTACTGATGCGGCGGGCAAGCGCCTGGGCATGAAAGCCCTGCGCGACAGCTTCACGCTGTTCGGTTTTTACCCCAAAATCCTGAATGCGCCGGTGTTCTCGTCGCTCACCTCGGTCTCCACCGAGCTGGCGTCGCTGGCCAATCAGCTGCGTGCGATCACCTATATCGACGCACCCATCGGCGTGACGCCCGCACAGGCGATCGCGGGGCGCGGGCCAGCGGGCACGATCAACTTCAACACGTCAAGCGAGCGCGTCGGACTGTGCTACCCGCACGTCCAGGCGTATGACACCGTGCAGGAAATCAACGTGTTGCGCCCGCTCTCGATCTATGCCTGCGGCGCGCAGGCGCGCAAGGATCAGGAAAATGGCTACTGGTGGAGCGCCTCGAACACCGAGATTCTGGGCATCACGGGCATGGAGCGTTCGATCGACGCGATGATCAACGACCCGAACTGCGAGGCGAACCTGCTCAACGGCGCGGGCATCGTGACGATGTTCAATAACTTCGGTACCGGCATCCGTCTGTGGGGCAACCGCTCGGCAGCGTACCCGTCGAGCACGTCAGCCAAGAACTTCCTGTGCGTGCGGCGCGTGGCGGACGTCATCGCAGAGAGCCTGGAGTACTTTAGCTTGCAGTACCAGGACTGGCCGCTCAGCAATGCGCTGATCGACGCGATCATCGAGAGCGGCGAGTCGTTCCTGCGCAAACTCAAGGGCGACGGCGCAATCATCGACGGCAAGATCTGGTTCGACGCCAAGGACAACCTTGCCACGGAGCTGGCCGCCGGCCACCTGGTGCTGAACTATGACTTCATGGCACCCACGCCGATGGAGCGCCTGACGTACACGGCATCCCTGAACATCAACTACCTCAAGCAGCTGGGCATCCAGTCTGCCTGATAGGAAGGAGCGCAACATGGCGGGTATCACGGTCAATACGATTCACAACGCGAACATCTATCTGGATGGTGCCAGCCTGTTGGGGCGGGCGGATGAATTCAAATTGCCGACCATCAAATTCAAGATGGTCGATCACAAGGCAGTCGGCATGATCGGCGCGATCAAGCTGCCGGCGGGCATCGAAGCACTGGACGGCGAAGTGAAGTGGAACAGCTTCTACCAGGACGTGTGGGCCAAGGTGCTCAACCCGTATGCGCCGGTGCAGTTGCAGGCACGCGGCCACCTGGAGACTTACTCGAGCAATGGCCGCATCGCCCAGGTGCCCTACGTCGTGTTCCTGACGGCGTCGTTTTATGAGGTGCCGATGGGCGACTTCAAGCAGAACGACAAATCCGAGTTCCAGAGCAAGTTTCACGCGAACTACATCAAGCAGCGCGTGAACAGCGTCGACATTCTGGAAGTGGACGCGATGGCCAACATCTACAAGGTCAACGGCGTCGACCAGCTGGACGTGTACCGCCAGAACATCGGCGGGTAACGCAGTCCGGTACCGAACAACCCAGCGCGACTACGGCTCATCCGGACCGGCAGGATGAGAGGAAGGCTGACCCGCTGCCGCCGGCTCAAGGCAGCGGGTCAATCCATTGAAGGCACCACCATGAACACCACCGCTCAAACAAGCACCGCAACGCAACTCGTCAACAAGCTCGCCGGGAAATTTCGGGTCGAATTCCCGGTGCCATACCCGACACCGAACGGCACGCTCACAGGGCTGACGTTCCGTCGTGGCAAGGTGCGCGATCAGCTGGAGGCGCAGCGGCTCGCACCGGACGACTCGGTGCGCCAGGAGTTGCACCTCATGACGCTGCTGGCGGACGAAACCATCACCATCGAAGACCTGGAGGAACTGGACCTGGCCGACATGGCTGAAGTCCAGCGCACGTTTTACCAGTTGCTGCGTCAACGTCGACGCGAAGACGATGCGCCAGGCGCGCAGCCTGCTGGCCAAGTGGTTTCACATGCAGCCGTCGGAGATCCAGGAGCTCGAGCTGACCGAGTTCACCGAGTGGGTGGATGACGCCGTAGAGCAGATCGAAGCGCGGGCGCGGGCGATGAAACAGGCGGCGGGCTGATGGCTAAAACATTGTCACTGGGGCTGGTCATCCACGCCATGGGGTTCTCCCAGGCGTCGCAGGCGCTGGGCTCGGTGGATAGACGCATTGATGCGATCGGCAGTGCCATCGATCGCATGAAGAAGCGCCAACGCGATGGCATGCAGGCCATGGACCGCGAGTACGTTTGGGGTGGCAACAGCGTGCGCAAGTACGCCGAGGAAATTGATCGCCTTGGCAAGCACATTGATGCCCTCACCGCCAGAAAAACGCGCTTGCGTGAGCTGGGCGCTGCGCACGCCAACGCGCGCGCGGACATGAACTCACGCGTGGGTGATGTTGCGGCGGCATACGGCATGGGCCGGATGCTGCACGCCCCCATTGGGGCGCACGTTCGTCAGGATGACGCGCTCAACGCGCTGCAAGTGGCAATGATGGACAAGGACGGCAAAGTCCCCAAGAGCTACGAAGCGCTGAAGAAGCAGGCCGTCGAGCTGGGCAACGTGTTGCCAGGCACCACGGCGGATTTTGCGGGCACGGCGCGCGCGCTGATGGAGCAAGGCGTCGCGATTGATTCGGTGCTGGGCGGGGGCCTCAAGGCCGCTGCAAACATGTCCGTAGTGCTGCGGATGCCGGCAGATCAAGCGGGCGAGATGGCGGCCAAACTGCGCGAGGCGTACAAGCTCTCCGACAGCGAGCTGACGAAAATGGCGGACTCGATGCAGCGGGCCAAATTTGCCTTCGGCATGAAGCCGTCGGACTTGATGGCCGCCTCATCGTATCAAGCGCCCATGCTGAACCAGCTCGGTATCTCTGGTCTTGGCAACACCAACAAGATGCTGGCGATCCAGGGGATGGCCGCCAATGTGGGGCTGGAAGGGTCGAGTTTCGGCACAAACTTCTCGATGATGCTTTCGCGCCTGGCCAAAGGGCCGCTCATGGTGGAAGAGGCCAAGAAAGGCATGAAGGCTGAAGCCCGCCACATCTTGGAGAAGCTGGATATCAAATTCGATTTCTTCGACAAGAAAGGGAATTTCGCGGGCCTCGATCACATGGTCAAAGAGCTTGAGAAGCTCAGGACGATCAAGGAAAAGCTCGGGGACAAGGCTGCGCTTGAGGTCGCCGAAGCGATGTTTGGTG